ACACTGAACAACCACCTCCACCAAGTTTAAATATTCCAATTATTGACTTTGAGGTACCTTTACCTACAACAGATACTGTCGTTGTTGCCGGCTATGCAGCTGTGTCAGCAGTGGCAGTAACTACTTTTGCTCAACCCTTCTTTGATGCTATTAAGAAGAAAATACAAAAACTTATACAAGGTAAAATTGATAAATGGAAGCAAAACAAACAGAAAAGAAAGGACTCCTTACAAAGTTAAAAGAAAACATAGATGACCATGAAGAACAGATGATGATACTTGGGGCTTTTGTGCGTCTAGGTGTTGTTATCTGGTCAGGATTTATTATAACTCTTAATTATGTAGAGTTACCTATGGTTAAAAAAGCAGGTACTTCAGCGGATATCACTTTCGTCGCCAGCGTATTTACTGGAGCCCTAGCAACTTTCGGCTTGTCTACGGGCAATGGTAAAAACAAAAAAGAAGAAAAACCAAAACAATGAAGAAACTAATTCTTCTCTTAGCCCTGTTATCACCCGCAGTAGCAAGAGCTAATACTGTCACGCCCCAGTTTACTACAGGGTCGATGAACAGCACAACGACAACTACCCAAACTATTACGGAGGTAACCCAGAAGCAAGTATTTGGTGCGGAAATCAACACATGGTCAGGAACTAACGTGACTCCATCAGCAGATATAACAACGACTGGAACAACTTTCTCCGTAACAGATCCCACTCAAGCATGGATATTAGAGACAACAACCAGACCAGCTGGTTTAGTAGAGCAATGGGATATAAACACAACCTATACCATAAACTCCACTACAAACTCCTTGTCTGTCTTTTCGCAATAAGCACACCAGCTTTAGCTGAGAATGACAATGTGAGTAACCCGGTGGCAGCAGCGACCGGAAATGTAACCAATCAGGCTATACAATTCCAGAATAATGGACATATGTCTAGCCAGTTATATGGTCCAAGCATACAATGTAATGGATCATCAATGACATTCTCTCCATTCTACATGGGTAATGATACTCAACCTCAAACTGAGGATGGGTACGTTATCTCTGAGAACTGGGGATTCCAATTAAGCTTTATGGTTCCTCTTGATAAAGATGGCTATCAACAATGTAAAGACATTGCAGCCCGTCAAGAAGAAAAGATGAGACTTGATTATGAACTCGTTAGGGCATTAAAATGTGCAGAACTGATGACGAAAGGATTCACTTTTCATCCTCAGTCAGAAATGTACATCTTATGTCATGACGTTGTACCTATTTCAACACTAATAGAAGATTAATGAGTACATTTACAGATGCACAAAAGGTAGGTCAACCACCTTTGGATGGTCCTAATGATTTAAGACCTGAAGTAAAGACTTCTTTAATTATAGGTAAAGAAGCAAAAGCTAAAAAGAAAACCACTAAAAAAACCACTAAGTAATTATGTTAGCACTATTAAAACCACTCGTATTAACTAGCCTCAAGAGCGAGAAGTTCAAGAAATTTGTAATAGAATTATTAGAAAAGCTAGTAGAGCAAACAGATAATGAGCTAGACGATAAGGCACTAGCTATAGTTAAAAAAGGATTAGCAATCGAATGACCGAAACAAGAGTAATACCTAAGAAAGCTGATGAGGAAAGTTTTAATGAACTCCACTACCTTGTTACGCAAGAGTTCTTACGTTTAATAAAGTGTGGTGAGGCAAAAACTCAAGACTTAAAAGCAGCATGTGATTGGTTAAAAACTAATGACATAACAGGTGTTGCTCTTGAGGGCAGTCCACTAGACAAACTAGCTTCAATTATACCGAAGGTAGATCCAGAATTAGTAAAGAGCAGATTGTATGGCAAGACCCGGACCTAAACTTAGCAAAAACCCCGGTAAGACCGCAAGGTACTACCGGAGTAACCCAGAAGCTAGAAAAAAGCACAACGAAACAAACAAAAAGATTAACGACACAGACGCTAAACGAGAGTATCGACGTAACCTTATGAAGATACGCAGAGAGCGTGGAACTCCTTCAAATAAAGACTTATCTCACAAGAATGGTAGAATAGTTGAAGAGAGTAGAAAAACTAACCGTGGAAGAGGCGGAGCTAAAAGACGTTAATCTATGACACCATTACTACCAAACCCTGATTACTATTTACACAATTTAATAACCATGACAAGTTCAGAATCTAAACGGCTCTGGAGAAGAGCCATCAAAGAGCACTTCGATTGTCAATGTGTTTATTGCGGAAAATCTTATGAATTACACAAACTTACTATTGACCATGTACACCCTAAATGTAAAGGCGGCGAGGATATTACAACGAATGTTGTATCCTGTTGCAGACGGTGTAATCAGGATAAAGGTAGCAACCACTGGCTCGAGTGGATGAGAGAACGATTTGGAATGACAGATCGAGAGCATGTAATTTTATCACATATAAATTAATATGTCTCTATATAATAATGTAATACGGAATACTGAAAAAACCGAATCTTGGATGGAGGAAGAAGACTATAATATTTTAGATCGTATAAAGAATGTTAATGAAGCATTCCTTCAACAACAGACTTTTTTTGGTTTACCTCTTGAAAAGGTTGGAGAAGGTGTCTTTGACTATAGAGTAGCTGGATTCAAATCTTGGGATGAATTTACTACTGCTTGGAAAGAAGGATCTATAGGTAAAGAGTGGCTTGATAAAGAAATAGATAAAGCTCAAGCTATATGGAATATATTACCCGATGGGGGTAAAAAAGGAATAATTAAAGGACTTGAGTTTGTAGGTGATACTTATCAAGACTTAAGGACTATAGATGAGCATGAAAGATTTGATGCTAGTGCTTATGTAACTGCTGGAACTCTTAGAACTCTAGAAGGTGTTGGATGGCTTACTAATTTTTTAATTGGTAAACCAGTCAGTTTTGTGGCTCATAAAGGGTTAGGCTTAGATGAACGTATAGCTGATGCTACGGGATTGGCGGCTGATGTTATACTAGGAAGTAAAGGTTTAACTAAGCTAGGTCAATTAAGACATACAGGTAAATTAGATGATTTAATCAACTTGACTAAAAAGGGTGTTAGCTACGTAGATGAGGCAACTGCTGGTCTACGAAAGGTTGATGCTGCTAAACGTACTATTACTATAAAGGATTATAGTTCTATTATAGATGATACTTTTAGCCAAACTGGTGATGTTTTTAGAAATAATCTAGATACTGTAAGACCTAGAGCGTTCTTTCCAAAAAATGGTTCTAGTTCTAAGTACTGGTATAGTGATGGAGATTTAAATCTTAGAAAAGGTGGAATACTGGATCGTCATCGTAATGATACTAATAAGTTTCTGTTTGCAGAGGATAGCATGGGAGATTATCTGGGTAGAAAAAAAAATGAAACATACCCAGATTTTTCTAGAAGAATCTTAACTACATACGGTGCTAGACCTGATAAAAATGGTCTATTAGTTATGTCTTCAGAGGCATTCGCTGCTATTAAAAACCCTAACGTACGACGAGAGATAGCTCAGTTATTACTTACAGATATTAACCAAGGTGTTAAAGGTTCATTTCTTCAGCAAAGCAAAATAAAAAACAAAAAACTAAACAAAGATTTAGAAGCATATAACAAAAAATATGGAGCTAGAGCAGATTTACACCACGGCTATCCATCAGTTATAGGTATTGAATTTTATCTTGATAATCCACATATGGGTGATCAATGGCATAAGTATCAAGCTATAGCTGCTAAATATGGTAACGTACCGGGTCAGCCTATGGTTGAAGGTAAGGATAACCTAATTTCTTTACCTAGTAGTATACCTTCAACTATAACAAAAAGAAAATCAGGGATAACAAGAGATAATCCAGCTTATGTAGAAGCTAAAGAAGGTCTTGAAAAAGAAGGAAGAAAGATTCCACAACATCTTCACCAGATTATACACGATTCATTCCTTACAAACGAAATGGGTCAATCAGGTAAAAAGTTTTGGAAAAAGTGGGACCCTATTATTATACAAAAAGGTGAAGCCGGCTGGCTTGAAGCATATGAAGCATTTAACGAGATAATTGCTAGAAACAGAGCTATGTATAATGAAGCCTTAGCTCAACTTGACATATTTTTTAGTAAAGCAAACTTAACTGAAAATCCAGAAAAATTAGTAGATTTACTAGAAGAGTATATTGCTAAAGGTAAAATTACAATAGGACAAGGTTTAGTTAGAGATAAATCTGGTAATGTAGTTATTACTCAAGAAGGAACAGATACAGCTTTATCTACTATGAAATTTGTAGAGTATCAGCAAGATGCCGTACAATATATAGTTGAAGATGCTTTAAGAGACTTTAAGGAACACGCTAACAAATTATTAGAAAACGATCCTAGACTAAAAGATGTAGCAGCAGAAGTTGCAACAATACCCGGATTAACTCAAGCTGAAATAGAACTAGCTGAAGAGTTATTATTTAAGATTAAATGGTATAATAGTATTTTTTTAACTGATGGAAAAAGTAGAGCTTATCAAGTTACTAGAATTAGTGCAGAACAGCATCGAAGAAATATAAACATGTATCATGACCTAATACAGTTAAAATTACCAATAGAAATACCTAAATCATATATACAGCTAAAAACTTTCAGCAAGATGAAACTGCCAAGCATTAGTAGGCAGTTAGAGTTAATCTTTGATGAACAACTTGAACTTAATTTAGATGACTGATAACGATATACTATCCGCCCTAAAGGGTGACTTTAAGCTGTTCCTACAAGCTTTGTGGGATCAGCTGGGTCTCCCATCACCTACGAGGGCACAATATGCGATTGCTGATTACTTGCAGAATGGTCCCAAGAGGCTTCAGATTCAGGCGTTCAGAGGTGTTGGTAAGTCTTGGATTACTGGTGCTTTTGTGTTATGGACGCTATTTAACGATAACGAAAGGAAAATAATGATTATCTCTGCCTCTAAGGAGAGGGCAGATAACATGTCGATCTTCTTACAGAAAATTATTATTGAGACTCCATGGTTAAGTCATTTACAACCCAAATCAGACGACTCAAGGTGGTCACGTATAAGCTTCGACGTAAACTGCAGTCCGCATCAAGCTCCCTCAGTGAAGAGCGTGGGTATTACTGGTCAGCTCACTGGATCACGTGCGGATCTCATGATTTTAGACGATGTAGAGGTCCCCGGGAACAGTATGACGGAGTTGATGCGTGAGAAGTTACTTCAACTCTGCACAGAAGCCGAAGCAATCCTTACGCCAAAAGACGATAGCCGTATTATGTATCTCGGGACTCCTCAGACTACTTTTACTATTTATCGTAAGCTGGCAGAGCGGAGCTATAGACCATTTGTTTGGCCGAGTAGATACCCAAGAAAAGGAAAACTTAGTCAATACGAAGGACTTCTAGCACCACAGATCCAAGAAGATTTGGATATGGGAGCTGATGAGTGGAGTGTAACAGATCCTGACCGATTTAGTGAAGAAGACCTCATAGAAAGAGAAGCAGCTATGGGTAGGTCTAACTATATGCTTCAATTCCAACTAGACACAAGTTTATCAGATGCAGAAAAATTCCCTCTTAAAATGGCTGACCTTGTGGTTACTAGCGTCAATCCTACTACTGCTCCTGATAACGTGGTCTGGTGTTCAGATCCAGCAAATGTCATCAAAGACGCCCCTACAGTGGGACTACCCGGGGACTATTTCTACAGCCCTATGCAGTTGCAAGGGGAGTGGGGTCCCTACGATGAGACAATATGTAGTGTAGACCCTTCTGGAAGGGGTACAGATGAGACTGCAGCAGCCTTCTTATCTCAACGTAATGGTTTCCTCTATCTACACGAAATGAGAGCCTACAGAGACGGCTACAGCGACGACACACTACTCAACATCCTTCGTGGTTGTCGTAA